TGGAGCAAAAAATCCACGTTGTGTTGCCTTTTGGGTGCTTGAATACTTTGATAGTGATGATTATGTGATGAATGATTATGCAAGATAGGGTATAAATAAATCTAAAAGCATTAATAATGGCGACTACACGCAATTCAAGAGCATTTAAGGATATAAGTCTGTCTTTTTCACCACATCCAGTGACAAAAGACCTTCCTGTGCTTACAAATGAGCGAGCAGTCGTAAGATCAGTGAGAAATTTGGTCGAAACTATTCCTACAGAAAGATTTTTTAATTCTGATCTTGGAACAGATATACGTGGATCTCTATTTGAGAACTTTTCTCGTGAAACTCTTGTTATTATAGAGGATCAAATTAATGATACAATAAGAAATTATGAACCTAGAGTTTCTAATTTAGTAATTGAAGCAGATTCACGACCTGATGATAATACATTCAACGTAAAAGTATTCTTTGATATCGTTGGATTAGACATACCAACTCAAGGATTTACATTTATTTTAGAACCAACAAGATAATATGCCCTTTACACAGTTTACAAATTTAGACTTTGATGAAATCAAAGTACAGATTAAAGATTTTCTCCGTGCAAACTCTAATTTTAGTGGTTTTGACTTTGAAGGTTCTAACTTTTCAGTTCTAATTGATACTTTAGCATATAACACTTATATTAATGCATTCAATGCAAATTTAGTTGCAAACGAAGCGTTTCTAGACTCTGCAACAATCAGAGAGAATGTTGTTTCACTTGCAAGAAATATTGGTTATGTACCCCGTTCAAAAACCGCTGCAACAGCGACAATTACAATTAATGATATAAATGTCGGAGCAACAAATGACAGCACTACAAAGTTCCTAACTCTACGTTCAGGTCTAGTTTGTGTTGGTAGTGCAGAGAATACAACATTTAGATTTTCCGTTCCTGATGCAATCACATCAACAAGAGTTAAAGATGTTGGTGGAACATCATTTGCACAGTTTGAGAATCCAATCACAATACATGAAGGCACATTCTTGTCAAGAACATTTGTTGTTGATGCTTCTACAGATCAAAGATTTATAATTGATAGTCCCAATATTGATAGTTCAACAATTAGAGTTTATGTAAAAGGTTTAGGTGATGTTGGACTTGGAAGAAAATATAAGATGGTTGATAACATTTTGGATATTGATAAAAATTCAGAAATCTTTCTTTCACAAGAAGTTCAAGATGAAAAATATGAAATTTTATTTGGTGATGGATTATTTGGTAGAAAATTAGAAGATAACTCAGTTGTTACAGTGACTTATATTGTTACTGAAGGAGAGGAAGGTAACGGTCCATCTAATTTTAATTTTCAGGGTTCATTTACAAAGAGTGATGGAACTTTCTTTACACCATCTGATAGTATTTCTTTAAACACCATTACAAACGCTTCTAATGGGTCTGAAGTTGAAGATTTATCTAGTATTAAATATCTTGCACCAAGACTCTATTCAGCACAATACAGAGCAGTTACACCAAGAGATTATGAAGCGATTATCACATCAATATTCCCTCAAACTGAATCAGTTGCTGTTGTTGGAGGAGAGGAGTTAGACCCTCCACAATTCGGTAAAGTACAAATTAGTATTAAACCAAAAGGTGGTACTTTTGTATCAGATTTCGATAAATCACAAATTAAGAACAAATTAAAAAATTACGCTATCGCTGGTATAAATTCTGAAATAGTTGACTTAAAAATACTATATGTGGAAATTGATACAAATGCTTATTATAATCCTTCACAAATAGCATCAGCATCGAATTTAAGAACTTCTATAATATCTGCACTAAATTCATATGCAAATAATGTTGAATTAAACAAATTTGGTGGCAGATTTAAATATAGTAAAGTTAGCACACTAATTGATCGTATAGACAACGGAATTACATCAAATATAACAAAAGTTATTATCAGAAGAGATTTAAAAGCATTGCTGAATCAATTTGCTCAGTATGAACTTTGTTTTGGTAATAAATTTAATATAAATTCTGCTGGTTATAATATTAAAAGCACTGGTTTTACAATAAATGGTTTTAATGATACTGCTTTTATAACTGACGTTCCTAATAAAAATGCTTCTGGTATGTTAGATGGTAGTAATTTAGGTACACTTAGTGTTGTTTCAAAAAATAATAAAGGCGAGCAGAGAGTTCTTATCAAAGATGCAGGTATTGTTGACTATAAGAAGGGTGAGGTAATTTTAAATACGATTAATATAACGTCAACAGTAAGTCAAAATAATATTATCGAAGTACAAGCATTCCCAGAATCTAATGATGTTGTGGGTTTAAAAGATTTGTACCTCAATTTTGATGTATCAAAGAGTACAATAAATACAACTAGGGATGTAATTGCTTCAGGTGAAGATGTTTCAGGAATTGTGTTTACTAGAGATTATTACACTTCAAGTTACTCTAATGGAGATTTAGAGAGGAAATAATTTATGTCACAAATTGACAGAAGAATACAAGTCAATACGATTATTGAAAATCAGTTACCTGAGTTTTTAATATCGGATTTTCCTAACGCTACAGAATTTTTTAAGCAATATTATATTTCACAAGAATTCCAAGGTGGACCTAATGACCTTATTAATAATCTTGATCAATATTTAAAGGTTGATAACCTAGTTCCTGAAGTAGTTGTAGGTGTTACAACTATATCAGCAGGAATATCAACTGCTGATACAACTATAACTGTCCCAAGCACAAAGGGATTTCCATCTGAGTATGGTCTACTTAAGATAGGTGATGAAATTATATCATATACAGGAATTACATCAACTACATTTACAGGATGTATTCGTGGATTTAGTGGAATTACTGGTTTTAATGTCGGTGTTTCTTCCTCATTACTCGAAATCAATCGTGAAAGTTTAAAATTTGATGATACAGTTGCAACATCACATGAATCTGGTTCAGAGTTAACTAACTTATCTGTATTATTCATACAGGAATTCTTCAAGAAAATGAAGAAGACCTTCTTGCCTGGTTTAGAAAATAATGAATTTGCTCCTAATTTGGATGTAGGTAATTTTGTAAAGTTCGCTCGTTCATTTTATCAATCAAAAGGTGTCGAGGAATCTATAAGAATTTTATTTAAAGTATTATTTGGTGTTGAATCAAAAGTATTAGATTTAGAAGGTAATTTAATCAAACCATCTGATGCTGAATTTATACGTCGTGAAGTTGTTGTAGCAGATTTAATAACACCAACTGGTGAACCACAAAACTTAACTGGACAAACAATATTTAAATCAACTGATACTTCAACTAACGCATCTGTATCTGAAGTAGAAATAATTAAAAGAGATGGTAAAAATTACTTTAAAATTGCATTATTTGTAGGATTTAGTGACCGTGATTTAATTGAAGGTGTATTTACTGTTCCTGGTAATACAAAAGCACTTGATCAAGTAAGTATTGGTGCTTCTATAATAAATGTTGACTCAACTGTAGGATTTGGAACTACTGGAACTATCATAAGTGGTGCAAACTCAGCGATAAATTATACATCAAAGTCTGTTAATCAATTTTTTGGATGTGATGGTATAGGTGTTGGTATTGGAACTGCAGATGATATTAGGGCAAATGAAACAATTTTTGGATTTGAAAATGGAGATTTAACAAAGAGAGTTGATTTAAGGATAACTGGTGTATTATCAGAGTTAGTCCCGATAACCGATATAAGTCTGATTAATGAGGGTGAAAATTTCTTCGTAAAAAATATTGGTGAAAAGATTGAGAATGACAGTGCTAACTATAAACAAATATTTGCAAATTCTTGGATCTATAATACAAGTTCAAGATTTCAAGTTGATATTCCAGTTGGTGGATCAACATTTACATTAAAAACACCAATTGATAAATCATCCCTTAAGATAGGTGATAACTTTGATATATTAAAGAGAAATGAACAAGTTATTGCTGGAAGTGGTACAGTTGCAAGTATAAACGTTGGTTTAAATCAAATCACTGTATCAAACATTGCTGGATTTACACAAGATGCGAATCAACTTTATGACATTCGTAGAAAAATTAAAAAAACAACAAGTTCAGGAGTAGATATTGCTCAAGGAAATAATTCTATAATCGCAGATACTTTAAGTGTTTACACTGACGGTAATATTGATGGTTATGTTGCATCAAACTCTTTACCAAGTTATGATATTACAACTAATATAGTAGAGGAAACTCTTACAGGTGGAACTGCTGCTGGATTAGATGGATTTAATCCTTTGAATGAAAGATATAGTTTAATCAATTTTAACATTAGTAGAAATGTAAAATTCATACAAGGAGATGCTGTTACATATTTACCAGAGGGTGATGGTTTAATTGGATTAGATACTGGTAGAACATATTTTGTTGATCCTGTAATACCAAGTGATCCAAGTCAAGATATAACAAAAATTAGAATATTTAATTCTACAGCACAAATCGGGTCAGCGAGTACAGTACAAGTTGGTCCAACAACTTCTACAACTGATATTCATAGATTTGTATTACAAAAACATTCAAGCAGAGTATTAGAAGCAGATAAGATATTAAGAAAGATTCCTCTTAATCAAAATTTATTTGTTAGTTCAAATCAAGATATACCTACAAATGATATAGGAATACTTATTAATGGTGTTCAGATTCGTTCACCAATTTCAGATAATCAAATATATTATGGACCTTTAGAATCAATTGACTTATTAAATGGTGGAAGTGGGTATGATGTGCTTAATCCACCAATTATTGGTATTGAAACAAGTAGTGGAGTGGGTGCTGCTGTCGAACCTATTATACAAGGAACAGTAAAAGATGTATTTGTTGACCCTCAGTTATTTGATATTGATGCAGTTACTAGTATTTCTCTTACTGGTGGTAATGGAAGTGGGTGTGTTTTACAACCTATATTAGGAACAAGAAATAGAGAACTTCAATTTGATAGTAGAGATGTATTCTTTAATGGTGGAGTTGATATTCTTAATGAAACTATTACATTTAAAACAGTTCACAACTTAGATGATGGTCAACTTGTTTATTATGGATCAAATGGAAACGCTCCAATTGGTATAGGAACTGCATATGATCCTGCTAATATAGTTGCTGGAACATTATCCGATGGTGCACCATATTTTGTTAGATCGGTTAATCCATCAACAGTCAGACTATTTAATAGTAGAGTTGATGCTTTATTTGGAACAGCAGGTATTAATACTGTTGGATTGTCAACTGACACAGCAGCAAGTGGTATTCATAAATTTAGCACTGAAAATAGAAATACTTTAGTTGCAGTTAAAGTTCTAGAAGAAGGTTCTGGATATACACATCGTAAATTGAGAGTTAAACCAACTGGTATTTCAACATCTTTAAATGTCGTTACCTTTAAGAATCATGGATTTCAAAGTGGAGAAATTGTAGAATACTCCGCAGAAACAACACCAATACAAGGATTAAGCACAACAACATCATATTATATTAAGAAGTTAACAGATGATACATTCCAATTAGCAAATGCTGGTATAGGTGGAACCTCTACTGCTGATTATAATAGAGGAAAATATGTTAACTTTACATCTTCTGGTGAAGGATTCCAAATATTTAATTATCCTCAGATTAAGGTTAATGTTGATGTTTCATATGGTTCAACAATTACAGGTGATATAATAATAACTCCTGTTGTGACAGGAGAATTAATTGGTGGATATCTCTATGAAGAAGGAACAAACTATGGTTCAACCATACTTGATAAAGAAGTAACTCCTAAAGTAACTATTGAAAATGGTAAATTTGCTGAGTTCAAACCAATTATAGTTAATGGTAGAATCACAGATGTTGCTGTTGTTAATAGAGGTAGAGAATACAATTCAAGTCCAGAAATCAGAGTTATATCAACTGGTTCTGGAGCAGGTGCTGTAATACGCCCAGTTGTAGAAAATGGACAAGTTATTGATGCGATTGTAACAAACACTGGTATAGGATATAGTAGCATATCAACAGAAGTCAGGGCATTCTCTAGAGGTTCAAATGGAGTGTATGCTGCTAGAGTTAGAAGTTTAACATTAAACAATACACATAGATTTGGAGATTCTTTCTTATCTACAAAAGAAGACAGTTTGAGATTCAGTATACTAGGTTATTCCCAAGATATTGCTAATAATTTTGAAAATACATTTACAGTAACAGGAAGTGGTGAATTTAATCAAATCATTGGACACTCTCCAATAGTTGGATG